ACAATTATTATAAATCTCGAGCGTTAGAAAAACAATTAGATTTTTCAATTACAAAAGAAGATTACGATAATATTATTCAATATGATTGTTTTTTATGTGGTAAACAAAGTGATGAAAAGAATACAAATGGTATAGATAGAATGGATAATAATAAAGGATATGTGTTGGATAATATAAATGCGTGTTGTGGCGAATGTAACTACATGAAAAACATATGGAATTATCATGAATTTATAAATAAATTAGTAGCAATATATGAAAAAAATAAAGATATAATGAATAGCGAAGAAAATAATAAAAACGAAGAAATTATCAAAAACGAAGAAATTATCAAAAACAAAGAAATTATCAAAAACAAAGAAATTATCAAAAACGAAGAAATTATCAAAAACAAAGAAATTATCAAAAACGAATTAGTAAATACTATTATTCCAAGAAATAAAACAAAAAAATCAATAGAAGAAATTAAGGAAGCAAATAGAATTTATAAACAGCGTCAACGTGAAAAACTTAAAGAAAAATACGGAGAAGAAGAATATAAAAAGATTCGTGCAAAAGAAATTGCTTCATATAGATCAAAAGCGTCTGGTTCTAACACTTAATTGATATGTATATGAATTATACAAATCAATGATTTTTTATAAAATGTAGGTCAGAAAACATGTAGGTCATAATTACTATTATTTTAAAATGTAGGTCAGAAAACATGTAGGTCATAATTACTATTATTTTAAAATGTAGGTCAGAACCCCACTCATTAATTGGAGTACGCGATACCCGCCATTCCCGACATCACTCTTAGCACATTATAATTGACGGCGTAGACTCTGACTTTAGCAGTGGCAGTTCCGGCAACAGCACCCGATGATAAAACAAGTTGTAAAACAGCGTTATCAATTCTGGAGAAGTTGCATGAGCCAGATGGTTGGTGTTCTTCTGGGCGAAGAGCAAACGAGTAAACGTTGATACCAGTATCTGGGGCACGGGTGTGGTGTTGGAATGGTTGGACGACATCAAAGTATGATCCTTCACGTTCAGAGAAACGATCTTGGCCGTTAAGTTGTAATTTGGCAGTTACAACTGGGTTTTCGCCCCAACAATGCATGTCAAGAGCGGTTTCAGCTAATACGAATGTACCAGCATCAGATAGGGATGAACCAGTAACTGCTCCACCATCAGCGGTGAATGGAACAGCGTTTTGGGTTCCACTGGCCCAATCGGCAGAACTGAATGCGGAAGCATCAGTGGCACCTGGCATTTGGAATAGACCAGAGGCGTTGATGAATGCGTTAACACCAGATGTTTCAGCAGGACCGCCAAAAGCATGGATGGCATTTGGTAAAGCATCAATGGCATCAGTGTAGTTGAATGGTTGGGCACCTAATGTTCTGTATAAGACTGATCCACCTTCAAGGGAAGAGCAGTAATCAACGTTGGCATCAGGTTGGACGACCCAGACTAATTCTTTACATGGATGGTTGAAGTTTAATTTGATTTTGTTGGATGATGATCCGACTGATTCATCACCAGTGAATTGAAGTTGTTCGATCAAGTATTCATGAGGGTTTTGTGCCATCTTTCTGCGTTCATCAGTATCAAGGAAGATATAGTCAACGTATAAGGAGGCAGCAACTAATGATTGTTGGTATGCGGATGAGACAGAGACAGTTGATCCGGATGATGATCCTAGTGTAGTGACAGCCCATAAACATTCACCAATTGGGCGAATATCTAAGTTGATTTTAACTTCATGGTATTGAAGGGCAATCAATGGAAGAGCAAGACCTGGGTTACGGCAGAACCAGAATAACAAAGGAATGTAAAGAGTGGTTTCTGGAAGTGCGTTTCTTGGTGCACAGACTTGGGATGGTCCACCTGATGAGGCACATGGTCCTGAAACAGCTGCGAAGGCTGGATCAGTGATGTATGTCAATTGGGTGGTGTTACCAATCATCTTGAAGTATCCACGTTGTTGTTCGGATGATAGAGTGAATTGGTTCCAGATGTGCATCCAGTCACCGTATTGACGATCAATGCGTTGACCACCAATTTCAACTTCAACTTGGGCGATTAATTGTTCGCCAATGTAATCTAACCAACGTGCATAAACACCATCAGATCCTGAGGTTTTCATGGATTGGTTGATTTCTGGTAAAGTAACTTGTAAGTATGTTCTGTATGCCAAATCACCGTTTCTGGAGATTGTGCATGTTACTCTACGACCGAAATCTGCTTGACCTGAGAAGGTTTGTTCGATTGATTCCATGGCAAAGTTTGTGTGTCTGCGGTATGATACCTTCCAGAATGTGATTTCTGGGGTTCCTGTCAAAAAAACGTCTTGTGCGCCGTAAGCGACTAACTGCATTAAAGCTCCTCCCATAGTACCGGTTTATGCTTTATATAATATACAAAGAAAATAATTTCAGAAGAAATTGCTAAATAAAAATGAAATGAATTAAAATACACATTTTGTCTACTATAAATTAAAAATAAATTTTTGGAAATTTTATATGAATCCCTCTTCCATGTAATACAAAATAAATTCAAAATAAATTCAAAATAATTAATTGTGTAGAGGCATAAATGAATCAAAATCTTGGTTCGTAAAATATTTAGGCATTTTCGCAACAAATTCGGCGTTTTTAAGAAAGATTGGACCCACCCATAATTATTATATTCGGAAAATGACATAAATCATATTCGTTATAAACATAGAAGTCGTACATTTATATTATGATAATTTCCATTAGAAAATTTTATATTTGGTCGTTTTTTTATATTTATTATCGCCCAATGGAATGGCAATTTCCGTAGAATATAATGTTTTGTGATGTTGTCTAACAATATATCTTATGATACTCATAAATGGTCGTTTAGAACCGCGTTCTTCACGACAACCACGACACCCACTGGCTGAATAATATTTACGTATATCATCAGTGAGTCCTACTATTTGGTTCTGTAATTCGGCGTTTTTATCTATTTCATCCAACGTAAATGAATGATCTTCGTGGTAATTCAACATATTCATTAATCGTTCATAAATCAAATTACGTTCGGTTTCGTATTTCTCTATTTTTTTCTTGTCCGGCATGATATTATAAATGACATATTATCTTTATGTCATTTATGGAAATGCAAATGTTTTGTGTAGTATATAAAATTTGCAATATTCGTAACAAAACATTTATAGACTAAAATTTATTTATATTGTTTTGATACATTTTTCTTAAACAATTGAGGCGTTTTTTCCCTATCTGGGATTTGTCAAGACATTTGGATAGTTTTTGTTTATGATATTTTGTTTTACGTGATTTTGTTTTACGTGATTTTGTTTTACGTGATTTTGTTTTACGTGATTTTGTTTTAAGTGATTTTGTTTTAAGTGATTTTTCTTTATATTTTCCAACTCCACCCTTCATACTTTCTACATTCATACTTTTTTCAATTAATTCTTGTTCTTGATCAATTAATTCTTGTTCTTGAGTTAATTTGTTTATTAAGTCAAAGTGCTGAATAAGACCCATTAAATGAGAAAATTTTCTTTTAAACTTATGTGTTTCCCTATAACTTGGATTATTTTTAACATCTAATAATAATGAGATAGTTGGAGTAAATATTTGGTCTTCAACATCCTTATGAAGTCCTGTTTTTATTATAACATTAAAAAGTTTTATAATATCATCTATTTTACCATTAAAAGATCTTGTAATACTTATATTAGTTATTGCCGTAAATAAAGCAATCGCATTACGTAAGTTTTGGATTGTCGTAGATATTAATTCTGCGTTAATAGTTAATACTCTTTGGAGCTCTGCTATTTCGGCTGTTTTGTTTTGTTTTTCAATTACATCAGGATTACTTGTTCGGGGAATACTTAATACTATTGCCTCCTTTTCATTGCCTAATGTGGCTGCGTCAATCGGAGCTACGGCTTGACCGGTAATCGTATTTAGTATAATCGAATTTAGTATTTTCTCAGTTAATTCTCTTAATACTGTTCTCGCATATATACAACCAAGTGACAAAGCGAAACTAGCATTGTAATCCACATTACATATTCTCACGTATTCTTCTACGTTTACAACTGCTAATGAAGCAAATGCCAATTTATCATGAGTTGCTCCTATTATCATTTCAGGTATTTGTTTGCCGTATATAGAATAAATCATAGGCGCCAATACTACCCTATCTGCTGCGACTTTAAACAATGCTCTTTGAAATTGTGTCAAACCATTTATACCTCCAATTATTCCATTAATATGGCAATATTCATTTCTGGAAATAGGTCCGATATTAGCATTAAATTGTGATGGACCTATGAAATCATGTTCGCCGGATGAATGTAAAACTCTTACTCTAAATGTTATATAATTAGGATCAACATCATCATTGCCAACAATATAAAATAAGAATTGATTTAATATAAATCCAAAACCAACTGTTTTATATTCATAAAGTGTAGTGGGATAAATAATATCTGGATCAAATTCATCTTTTGTACGAACGTCATAAAAATGTCCTACCGTTAAACAATGTTTCTTGCCAGCTGCCATACTAACCATAGTAGAAGAAACACCATGATCCGCCGCATAAGATTTGCCAACCAAAGCATCATTGCCAACCAAAACATCAATTTCTTTTTGGTTATCAGCATCATTTTTTTCCATAGAAATTTTAATAGCCATATTAAAAGCTTCAGGCAAAGTCGATAAAATATCATATCGCATATCTTTTGGATATTTATATGATGTAAAATACGAAGTTCCGCTAGAAAAACCGGTAGTTATTCTATCCATTGCCATTGCTAATCCTTGTGATTCATTATATATATTGGTTTTATCAATTCCATAAAGCGGGTTCCAATCACATGCTGTTCTAACCCCATCGTCATCGTGATGTATATCAGAAATTACTGTGTTATATGTATTTTCTCCTAATGTAAGATATAAAATTTTAGGAGAATTTGGATTTTGACAATCCGGAAAAAAAACAAAACATTTAATAGCTGAATAATCTTCATTCATTTCAATACTTTTCGATATTAATTGTTCGTCTAATGTAGTAAAGTAAGGTGTTAGATCCATATTTTACAATTATTCTTATATAATATATACTTATATATTATTTCCACAAAAATTAAATACGGGTACAAATATAAACAGATATGGTTATACATAAATAACAAATCACCAATGCTCCTTATACAAAAGAGTTCTCAATAATAAAATCCTCTAAATACGTTTCCTGAAAGATTTTGCGCTGGTTCTCATGTTTCTTTGTAAAAATATATTTGTCATTTCGTTTTTTAACCGTCCATCCGTTATCTAATGCGTTGGTAATAAACATCATTTTTTGAAATTGTTTCCGGTCCATTTGTATATTTTTCGTAGTTTCTAAATATATTTTGGTAGAAATATTTTCATCGGACATTTTCGTATATAATAGTTTTACATACGAAATTAACGATTTTTACGATATAAATTTGTATATACTCAACTAAAATATATAAAAACGTTACTATAAATTTATAATCAATGAACCAAAATATTCAAAAAAAACCTCCCCCTAAACAAATAAATACCATTGATGAAAAACATACGGAACTATTAAACCTATTCTATGAAAATGAAACCGAAACAATACCTCGTTTATTAGCAGAAAAAGAGCGATTAAAAGCAATTATTCCAACATTACAAGACCACCAAATAGATGCTTATATGGAAATTCGCGATAAAATTTTGGATATTAAATCCAAAATAAAAGAATTGAAACAAGAAAAGAAGAAATATTTATTGGATAATTCAAAATATATTTTTAATTATTTTGAAGAAAAAAAGAAGATTTCATCGGGCGATAATAATCAAAATGTAAAAATCCTCAATTCGTTTTTCAAAATAAAAGGTAAAACCGATGAAACCTCGGATTTAAATAGTGAAAAATATAGTCAATCTAAAAAAATATTCCAAAATTATTGGCGTAATGTGAATAATGAAGTCATCCATATACAAGACTATATTATTCCATCGGATATTTGTGAAGAATGTAGAAAGGGCGAACTCATACCCCAAGAAGATGAAGGTATATTAATTTGTAATAATAATGAATGTGGTAAATATATTACATATATTATTGATAGTTCAAAACCAACCAACAAAGAACCCCCGAATGAAGTCTCTTATACAGCGTATATTCGGTTGAATCATTTCAAAGAAATATTATCGCAATTTCAAGCCAAAGAAACGACCCAAATTCCAGAGGAGGTTATAGAGGCAATCCGTGCTCGTATTATTAAAGAACGTATTACGGATATATCCCTGATAAATTATGATAAAATGCGTGATATATTACGTAAATTAGGGTTGAATAAATATTTTGAACATATTCAATATATCAATTCTATTTTTGGTATTAAACCACCTATTATGAATGAAGAATTACACGAGACGCTTTGTGTATTGTTTATAGAAATACAGAAACCATGGGCCACACATTGTCCGGCAAATCGTACTAACTTTTTCAATTATACGTATACATTGTATCAATTATGTGTTTTATTGGATCAGACCCAGTATTTGCCGTATATTCCAATGATGAAAGATCGGGAGAAACAATTGGAACAGGACATGATATGGAAGAAAGTATGTAAGGATTTGGATTGGGAATTTTTTGCTTCCGTGTAATCCAGGGAACCTACGGTTCCCCCGGACGCCCCCTCCCTACGACCCCCTTCCTTTTATCCGGGGAACCAATCCAGGGAACCTACGGTTCTCTTGGACGAACCTTCCCTTTTATGTTTACATCGTTGAAGGTGTAAAATGGGACAAATAATTATACATTTATTCACATATTAGGGGACATTTTTTAATTCTTCAATTGCTATAATTTCACATTTATCCGAACACACGAATACTCTTTTCATAATATATACAATATCCTCTCTTGGTTTATCATATAGATATGCATCACATGTAAAACATTTTAAATCCAACGAACGAATAACTTGAAACACAGGTTGCATCTTAGGTCTATGTTCTACATTAAACTCATTAATAATGTCTTGTATTTCTTTTGGTAATAATGTTATTTTGGATAATATATTTTCCATGTTAGTTTGTTTCAATTGATTTGTATTATTTATAAAAATCAATTTTTTATTATTATTGCATTAAACAATAAAAGGACCTGGTTTCCTAGAAAAGGGAGGGAGCGTCCGAGGGAACCGTAGGTTCCCTGGATTGGTTTCCCTACACGCCGACCATCTTAAGGCCACCCACCAAATTACTACCTAATGCAAAACCGGCACCAGTGCGTAGACTATCACCCATACTTGGGATGAATACATCTAAGATACTAAATGTGGCAGCAGCAGAAAGTGCCAAAACTAATACTTCTTCAACTGGAAGACTTTTCTTTGGAATGACAATGGCAACAATGGCAACAAAGATACCAAGAACAAGGTATTTAATAATGCGTTTTACTAATTCGGACATGTCAATTAAACCGCTCATTTAATTTATATAATAGAAAAACAAAAAAAAACATCCTAAATAAAATAATATAATGTATAAAACACTTAAACAATAATTTTCGTTTAAATATATAAAATGACTTCTTTTGAAAGAAAAACATTAGAAAACGGACAACCAAATCCTAAATACATTGATTTATGTGATGAAGACGCGCCGATTGCCGGACAAAAATTTGCCTGTATGTCTTTTATTTCTCCGGAAAAAATCCTAAAAAAGCGCGAAACCTATTTATTCGACCAATTTGTAAAACAATGGGATTTTGTGAAATCCATGACGAAATTTAATGATTTTTTACACTATGCTTCTTATAAATATAATCTAAATATTGAGGAATTACTAAATGATTTCAATGAATTTTCCAAAGAAGAGGAAACGAAATTAAAAGAAAACACAACGGAAGATGATTATAAGAATTTCTTAGACAAACAGGAAGATGCACTCAATGAAAAATTCAATCGCGAACATTCCTTCCAAACATCAGTAAGAGGTTTGAAAATTCGCGGCGTATTCCCATCTCAAGACGAAGCCGAAATTCGTTGTAAAAAGTTGCGTGAATATGACCCAAACCATGATATTTATGTCGGTCCAATTGGCATGTGGATTCCATGGGACCCTGATGCTTATAAGACCGGTCGTGTAGAATTCATGGAAGAGGAATTGAACCAATTACACCAAGAAAAGGTGAAGAATGAGGAAAAAGCCAAACAAGAATTTGAAAAACGCATCAAGGAAACCAAGAAGAAGGCAATTGAAGAAAATATTAAATTAGCAGAGAAATCCGGAAATGTGTTGACCCAAACCATGGATGAGGAAGGTAATTTGATTGGTGTAAAAGATATGGTAGATTTTGATGAACGCGAGGTAGCAGAACCAGAAAGTATGAAATTACATAATGAATTATTATTACAAAAGGAGTTGGAACGAAAAAATGAGTCAGTTGTTGTAGAAGATGTGGAAGAGGAACAAGTACAGGAACTATAAGAATAAAAAAGAAATGAGTTTAGAATAATAATATAATTATGTGAAAATATATAAAATGAATGATGTTTATATATTTAATGCATTTATTCAAAATACTAATACAAAAAATAATTGATAAAGTACTTTTAATTTATAATTTAGATTTCAATGAACCAGAGATCTATATGGATTATTGGCGTAATTTTCATATAAGTGTTATGCATCATGAAAATAAAACAATAATGTATTTATTCGCCCAATTAATCGCAAATAATGAGTTGTTTCATTATAAAAATAAATTCAAATTTCTGGCAAGTGTATTACATAATCCATTTATGTCAGAAAAAGACAAAACCCATTTTTTTGATTTATTTCACATTATACAGAAAAAATATTTCATCATTACCCGTTTGTTTAGAAATTATAAATTACGACATGCGGAAATACAAATCAGTCACGATGTTTTCTTAAATCCGATACAAGAAACGGATAAAAATGTCATGGTTTTATTTCAAAATAATAAACGATATTTGTTCACCATAACGGATTTAGTGAATTTATTGAATACCTCTTTGGGAAATACTTATTATTTTTTTGCTGAGCCAAAAGCATGTAAGAATCCGTATAATAATATGCCGTTCAATAAAGCGGATTTATATAATATTTATTTTTTTATGAAAAGTAAACCGATTATTATACCGACATTGTTTCACGCCTTTTTTTTAGCGAATTTTAATTTGACAACATTTAAGAACGATAACGAGGATAATATAAGGGAATATGCCATACGACAATATTTGGAAGTAACGCCCAATCATAAATTACGACTTCTTTGTATTACAATGTTAAATAGTAATTATTATACCAAAAAAATGAAAATACATAAAAATTTCTCCACTGATACATTAGTGAATGTATTGAAACCCTATTTGAATTTATATTTACATACCAAATATAGTACAGAAACGAATAAGAAACATGAGGCTGACATGATCTTGGATATGAAATTAAGAGAATTTGTAAATTTTAATAAGAATTTTGGTAGAAAACGAATGATTCTGGATGTAACCGATTTCACATGTAGTTTTAAAAAAAAATATGTTGTTTCTTATAATTGTATGTGTAAATCCTACCATCGTGATGAAGAGGATAATTTTATGAATAGCCATTTAAATGTAGTGAAATATTATGATGATGACGAATTGAGTGAGTCGGATGATTATGAAGAATCCGAGGAAGAAAGTGAGGAAGAGAGTGAAGAGGAAAGAGTATTGGGAAGAGAAATCATAGAAAGAGAGGTAGAACAACAAGACGATGAAAATACAGATACAGATATGGATATAGAAGACGACGATACTATTGTGGAAAATACACCAGACGTCTTTACACCTTCTTATAATATTATAGGGGTCCATCATGTGGAATCCACCGGATCATTAGAGGGTTGAATAGAATCATAGCAATAAATGTATTATATAGAAAATAATACATGTATACGAAATGAATTAAAAAAATACGGGTGTTGCTATATATAATGTCGGAGATTTCAAAAATCATT